GCTTGGTTGACAACTTTTGTGAAGGCGGAAAAGATTAACTTGACCGCCAAACCCGACCCTGCCCCACGTGTTATCCAACCTAGAGATCCTAGGTATAATGTGGAGGTGGGTAGATATTTAAGGCATTCTGAGGACATACTCTTCAAGGGCATAGATAGATTGTTCGGAGGAAGAACGATCTTCAAGGGCATCAATGCTGATCAAGCTGGGCAGGCCATGCACGACATGTGGAACTCGTTTCGAGACCCTGTTGGAATTGGAATGGATGCCTCTCGTTTTGACCAGCATGTGTCTAAGACAGCATTGGAGTATGAACATGGTATGTGGCTTCAGCTATTCCCCATAAGTGAAAGACCCCTGTTAAAACGGTTACTTGCTATGCAGGTAAACAACAAAGGTCTAGCACGTTGTCCTGATGGAAGTGTCAGGTATGAGGTTGAGGGATGCCGCATGTCTGGGGACATGAATACCAGCAGTGGCAATTGCTTCATTATGTGCGCTACCGTGTGGACGTGGTGTAAACTACGAGGGGTCCAAAAATTCCGGTTAGCAAATAATGGAGATGATTGTATGCTCATTGTTGAGAAACATGATCTCGAACGCGTTACGGTTGGCCTGAAAGATTATTATACAGGCCTCGGATTTTCCATGAAAGTGGAGGAGCCAGTGTATGATCTTGAGAGAATCGAGTTTTGCCAATGTAGGCCCATTTTGGTGGGCAATACATATCGCATGATTCGGAACGTTCACCAGAGTCTATCTAAGGACCTGCATGCGTTGTCTCATTTCAACACTGAATCCGATGTTCACGAGTGGGTGGACGCCGTTGGAACTGGAGGAAGAATCGTGAATGATGGGGTGCCGGTCATGGCGAAGTTTTTCGAGCAATACCCGAGTGTCTCGGGCTCTACTGGGAAAACAGGGCTGGCCGTGGATGAGATCTGGAGGTACCGTTTCGGGAGAAGCGGAGCCTACTTGGGTCTTGAACCTACCCCTGAGTCTAGATTCTCCTTCTGGTTAGCGTTTGGGCTTACCCCAGACGACCAAGTTGCCCTAGAAGGCGGGTTTCAGCCCCTTAATTTGTCCAGATTTTCTGGACATTATGAGGAGAGGCCTAACCTGCTCCACTTCTCTAGGGCTTGAATCCTCACCAGGTTTAATGCTTAACGAATGGATAACACTAACACTAACAGTAGCTCCAGTAGAGGTAGATCAAGTGGGGGGTCCGGAGTTTCCGGTGCTGCTTCTACAGCGATCAATCGAGAGTCGGATGTTAAGAAAGACATGGGACCTTCCGTGTCCAACACATACGTGG